CCTTTTCGCACGCATTGTTTTTGAAAAATGAAAACCGGAAACAGCACGGCGGTACAGCGCGCCGCGATCGAGCGGCTTGAGGGCAAAAAACGCCGTCGTCTGCCGTGGGAGCGCAAAGGGCTCTCGCGCGTCGAGCGCGTGATCGCGTTTCTGGAGTTCTTACCGATCACCAAAGGCATTTTGATCGGCAAGAAACTGCGGCTCTTGCCGAACCAACGGCGATTCATCGAGCGGCTTTATGGGTCGAACGACGTGCAGATTGCGATCCGCTCTGAGCCGCGCGGCAACGGCAAAACCGGCCTGGTGTCGGGGCTCGGGCTTTGCCATTTGCTCGGGCCCGAGGCCGAGGAGCGCGGCGAATGTTACTCGGCCGCGGTGAACCGGCTGCAGTCGAGCTTGATGCACGGCGAGATGGCGGCGATCATCGAGGCGGTGCCGGAATTTGCGGCGCGGGTGCGGATCCGGCGCGGCGGTCAACGGCGGTGCATCGAGGTGGTCGACGGTCCCGGCAAGGGCTCGGTGTATGAGGCGCTTTCCGCCGACGCGCGGCGCGGTCACGGCCTGGCGCCGTCCTGGTGGGCTTACGACGAGATCGCGCAGACCACCGATCGCAAGCTGTTCGACGCGTTGCGCACCGCGATGGGCAAGCGCAAGCGGTCGCTCGGGATCATCCTCTCGACGCAAGCCGCTGACGACGAGCATGCGTTGTCGCAACTGATCGACGACGGGCTCGCCGGCAATGATCCCTCGATCCTGGTCGATCTCACCGCGGCGCCGATTGACGCCGATGTTTACAATCCGGCGGTGATCAAGGCGGTGAACCCGGCGCTCGGGATCTTCCTCGACGAAAAAACCGTGCTGAAAGAGGCCGAGCAAGCGCGCCGTCTGCCGTCGGCCGAGAGCGCGTTCCGCAACCTGCGCTGCAATCAGCGCATCGCGTCGACGCCGGATCTGTTGTGCACGCCGGCGGTGTGGGCGCTCGGCAACGCGGCGATCGACGAGGCGATTTTCACCGACGGCCGCCCGGTACACGCCGGCCTCGATCTGTCGGCGCGGCTCGATCTGACCGCGTTCGTGCTGGCGGCCGAGGATGACGTCGGCCGTTTGCATGTGAAGCCGCTCGCCTGGACGCCGGAAAAAACCATGGTCACGCGCGGGCAGCGCGACGGTGCGCCTTATGAGACCTGGCACCGGGCGGGCGCCTTGCTGGCGACGCCAGGGATTGCGATCGATTACGATTACGTGTTCGCCGACATTGCCCGCGCCACCGAGCGCATGAACCTCACCGCGGTGGCGTTCGACGCCTGGAACATCAACACGGCGCGCCAGGCGATGGCGCGCGCCGGAATGTATCTGCCGCTCGTTCCGTTCGTGCAGGGCTGGAAAAGTTTTTCACCGGCGGTATCGGTTTTCGAGGTGGCGGCCGCCGAGGGGCGGATCCGGCACGGCATGCATCCGGTGCTGCGCTGGTGCGTCTCGAACACCATGCTGGTGCGCGCGCCAGGCGCACCGCAACAGAACCGCAAACCGGACAAGCGTCGCGTTTACGGCCGCATCGATCTCGCGGTCGCGATGCTGATGGCGATCGGCTCGCTCAAGGTCACGGCCGAGTTGCCGATCGATGTTTCGGCGATGATCGCCTAACCACTGGAAAGGCCAGGACATGCAAACGAACGTCGATCGATCGGCGGGCGGGCACGAGCTATTGCGCCAGTTCCTCGAGCAACGCACCTCGGGCCTCGAGCGGCACGAGCTCGCGGCGCCGGCGCCGAGCGATGATCAATTCGAGTTTGTGATGAGCGACGAGTCGCTCGATCGCATGGGCGACGTGGTCAAACAAAATTGGGTGCTGAAATATTTCAAAGAGCATCCGATCGCGCTGTTCAACCACGACCGCGACCAGGTGATCGGCAAATGGGCGAACGTGCGCGTCGAGGGCAAGCGGTTGCTCGGCCGGCTCGAGCTCGCCGCCGAGGGCACAAGCGCGCTCGTCGACACCATCCGCAAGCTGGTCGCGCAAAAGATCCTGCGCGCGGTGTCGGTCGGATTCCGGCCGCTCGAAAAGGAAAAGCTCAACGCCGAGGCCAGCGAGTTTTGGGGCCCGTTCCGTTTTCTCAAAAATGAGCTCTTGGAATGTTCGTTGGTCGCGGTGCCGGCGAACCCGAATGCACTCAGCACCGCAAAGTCGCTCAACCTCTCGAGCGATGCGATCGCGCAGATCTTCCGCAAGCCCGCACATGAGGATCCGCGACGAGCTCTCACCGGCAAGCCCGCCAAATCCCTCGTTCCTATCGGAGCGAAAATGCAGATCTCACGCTCACAACGCATCGAGGCCGCAGAGGCGAGCCTGGTGCAGATGACTGATCGTCTCGAATCTCTCGACGGCCTGGAAACCCGCGACGAGAACCAAGAGGCGGAATACCTCGCGCTGCCGCAGCAGATCGAGCAAACCACGGCAAGCATCGCGGCCATGCAAGCGGCCGAAAAGGCGCTCGGGCTCAAAACCGGCACGCGCTTGCCGGCGACGAACCGGATCCAGGCGCCGGCGGTGATCCCGCGGCGGATCCCCGACTCGAACCAACGCGAGTTTGTTTACAAAACACTCACCGCGCTGTTCGTCTCGAAAGCCAACAACCAATTGCTCGAGCAAGTCGTGCGCGAGCGATACGGTCACGACGAGATCGCCGGCTCGGTTATCCGCGCCGCGGTCGCGCCGGCCAACACGACGGTTGCCGGATGGGCGGCCGAGCTCGTCGGCGTCGCGATCGCCGATTTCCTGAATCAATTGCCGCGCTCGGCGATCTATCCGGTGCTGCAACGGCTCGGGAGCTCGTTCACGTTCGGACGCGACGGCCAGATCAAGGTGCCGTCACGGGCGGCGACGCCGAAAATCAACGGCTCGTTCGTCGGTGAAGGTCAGCCGATCCCCGTGCGCAAGGCGGGGCTCACCTCGATCACGCTGACGCCGAAAAAAATGGCGGTCATTTCCACCATGACCAAGGAAATGAGCGAGCACTCGACGCCGTCGATCGAGAGCGTCATCCGCCAGGCGATGAACGAGGACACCGCCGAGGCGATCGACATCGCGTTGATCGACAACGTTGCGGCGGATGCGATCCGGCCGGCCGGACTCTTGAACGGGCTCACGACGCTCACGCCGGCAGCGTCGGGGACGCAATTCGAGAAGATGGTCGCCGACATCAACACGCTGGCGGCGCCGATCACCGCGGCACGGGGCGGGCAATCGCTCACGATGCTGATGAACCCGGCACAAAAGCGCAAAATGTCCTGGGCGGTCGCGCCCAATGGCACGTTCGTGTTCTCAACCGTCGAGAACGGCGTTGTGCGTGATCTCACTGTCGTGGCCTCGACCACGGTGCCGGCGGCGCGCGTGATCATGCTCGATGCGAACGAATTCGCCACCGCGACCGGCGACACGCCGCAGTATGACGTGAGCGACGTGGCGACGATCCACGAGGAAGACACGACACCGCTGCCGATCTCGGCGACGGGCACGCCGAACACGGTGGCGGCGCCGGTGCGTTCGCTCTGGCAAACCGCCTCGATCGGCGTGCGCATGATCCTGCCGATGAATTGGACAATGCGCCGCGCCTCGATGGTCACGTTTATGGACGGCGTGACCTGGTGATGCGTTGAGACGACGAGGGCGCGACCATTCTGGCCGCGCTCTCACAACCCGAAAGGATCCAAGCGATGGTTACAGAACGCGAACGTGAGGCGGCTCGAGCCGGCCAGGTGGTCGGCCAGGCCACTCGCACCGATCAGCGCGCCGATCGACCGGCGCCGACACCGCAGGCGCCGACACCGACACCGTGGAATCCACCGCCCGAACAGATCGCGACACCGCCGACGAGCGAGCCTTACATCGATACATTGCTCGTCAATGTCCAGCTTGGGCCGTGGCGCGGAATGGTGCTGCATTTGCCGAACGCCGACGCCGCGCAGGCAATCGCGGATAAATGGGCGGTGCTGAACGAATCCAAAAACCCGCCTGTTGACGCGAACGCCGCGCTACCGCCACCGCTCACGCCGGCGGAAACGGACGCCGCTATCGCGGCCGCGGAAGCGTATGTTGCTGCACAACAACCGCCGGCCGATCCTCCGACGCGCGGCACGGGCAGCGATGAAAAGCGCGACATGACCGCGGCCGATCGCCGGCCTGGTTATGAGACGCGAGAGACACGCCGGCGATGAGTTGGCGCCACGGCTTGCCGGCGAGCCTGCCCGTCAAGGCGGCGCCCGAGGGCGCATACCGGGACGGGCCTTGGCTCACCACCGACGGCGTGCTGCCGCATGCCTGGGGCCAATACTGGAATTTTTGGCAACTCGGCTATAACCCGATTCCGGCGGGCACCAACGCGATGGTCGAGGCGTGCATCTCGGCCTATGCGCAAACCACCGCAATGTGCCCGTTCGGGCATTGGCTCGAGCTCGACAACGGCGGCCGTGAGCGGGTGAAAACCTCGGCGTTGCATCGCGTGCAGCGCAAGCCCAACGACTATCAGACGCGCTCGGATTTCATCCTCAACCTGGTGCGCTCGCTCTATGCCGACGGCAACGCTTACGCGCTCGGGCTGCGCAATGATCGGTTCGAGATCGACTCGCTGCACCTCATGGATCCGAGCCGCTCGCGCGGCCGCGCGATCGAGGGCGAGGTGTTCTATTCGCTCGCCGGCAATGCCGTGATCGAGTCTCGGCTCGAGGCGCTCGGCCTCGACGATGAGCTCGTCGCGGTGCCGGCGCGCGACGTGCTGCACGTGCGGCTGCACACCAAGCCCGACGATCCGCTGCGCGGCCTGACACCGCTCGAGGCGGCCTATCCGGCGGTGGCGGCGACCAATGCCGCAATGGCGCAATCGCTGCGCTTTTACGCGAACCAGGCGCGGCCGTCCGGCGTGCTGCAGACTGATCTCGCGATGCTGAAACCGCAGGCCGAGGAATTGCGCCAGCGGTGGGAGGAACAGGCCACGGGCCTGGCCGCCGGCAAAACGCCGATCCTAACCCACGGCCTGAAATGGGCGGCGGTCACTGTCTCGCCCAAGGACTCGCAATGGGCCGAGGCGCTCAAGCTCTCCGACGCGCAGATCGCCCAGGTGTTTCGCGTGCCGCTCGCGATCGTCGGCTCGGAGGCGCAACCGATGGGCTCGACCGAAACGCTGATGAATCTTTGGATCGCCTCGGGCCTCGGCTTTGCGCTTAACCAGGTCGAGCTCGCGTTCGATGCCGCGTTTAAGCTCGACGAGACCAACAATGAATATTCCGAGCTCGACTCCGCGGTGTTGCTGCGCTCGGCATTCAAGGATCGGATCGAGGGCCTGGTGCGCGGCGTGCAAGGCGGCGTGTTCGCGGTCAACGAGGCGCGCGCCACCGAAAGCTTGCCGGCCAAGAAAGGCGGCGACGAGCCGCGCGTGCAACAGCAACTCTTGCCGATCTCGGCGGTGCTCGAGCCGCCGGCACCACCGGCACCGCCGGCGCCGGCGAACGACGATGAACCGGACGAGGACGACGACGCCGCCGCGGCCGCCGGCGCCGACGAGAAAATGACGGTGTCGGATTGGAACCGCTATTTCGAGGGGGTCGCATGAACCTCAACGGATCCGCGGCGCTTGCCGAGTCGCTGCGCATTCAACTCGGCAACGTGCGCCGCGATTGGACGGTCGAGGCCGCCACCATGCGCGCCGAGCTCGCGCGCGGCTTGCTCGAGCTCGAGCGAACATGCGCCGCGATGCGCGATCGCGTGCTCGAGCTCAAGGACGGCGCGCCAGGTTTGAACGGAGCCCCTGGCGAACCTGGCAAGCCTGGTGAGCCTGGGCCGGCTGGGCTGTTCGTTCCGCCGCGGCCGTTCAAGGCCGGCGCGATCACCTATCGCGGTGAGCTCGTCTATCACGAGGGCTCGACGTTCGCGGCGCTCGTCGACACGCCGGCGACACCGCCGCACGCCGATTTTCAGCCGATCGCCTATCGCGGCCGCGATGCCTACCCAGGCCGCGCGCGCGGCTTGTGGGATCCGGCATGCAACGATTACCGCGCAATGGACGTGGTGAGCCTCAACGGCTCGGAATGGCGCGCGAACGTCGACAATCCGGGGCCATGTCCGGGCGACGGCTGGATGCTCGGCGCAAAAGGATCCAAGGGCAAGCCTGGCGAGAAAGGTGATCGCGGCGAACCTGGGCCCGTCGGCAATGGATTCGTGCACGTCGAGCGACTCGAGGACTCGCTGGTGTTCACGCGCGCCGACGGCTCGGCGATCACGATCGATATCGGGGCGATGATCGTATGAGCTACATTAAAATAAAAACCAAGGATTACGCCGCGCTGCCGACGGCGCTGTTGCCGAAAGCGAAAGCACAGGCGCGCGTCGATGGCTCGTACGACGACGCGATCATCACCGACATGATCGCGCGCGCGATCGATCTGTTCGAGCGCGAAACCGGCGTGAGCGTATTCGTGACGCAATACGAATGGGCGCCGGACCAGGCGGATTTCTGCAACAACGTCGCAACGATTCCGTTCTCGCCCGTCAACACCATGACCGCCAAGGACGGCGCGAACGTCGACGTGAGCTCGAGCTATTCGTTCACGACGATGAGCCAATTCGGCGTGATGATCTACAAGCTCAACGGCGCTTGGATCGACGGCGTCGTGTTCACGATCGAGAGCGGCTATGCGGCCGCCGCGCTGCCGCCAGGCGTGCTCGACGTGGTGATGCGCGTCACCGCGCACCTCTACGACAACCGCGAGATCCTGGTGCCTGGCACGCAAATGATGGTGCCGGATTTTCTGCGCGTCGCGATGGCAACCTATTGGATGCCGCACGTATGAAAACCGTTGAGATGTTCGAGCGGTTTGACTATCGGGCGAGCCGCGCCATCACCGTGCGGTTCGAGCCTGGTGTGATTTATCTGCGCGTGCTCGAGACCGCCGCTAAACAGATCGAGCGCGCCGGCGCCGGCCGCATTGTTGTGGCGTCATCCTCCCTCCTCACGGATGCGGCCGGCGACACTCTCACCGTGGACGCACGCAATGCCTTCAAGCGGCGCCGGTGATTTCCGACGGCGGTGCTCGTTCGCCAAGCCGAACAGCACGACCGACGAATATGGAAACGTAACGACCGGCTGGCAGACCATGTTCGAGGTGTGGGCCAACATCACGCCGCGGCTCGGCGGCGAGACGGTCGAGGCCGCGCGCTTGTCCGGCCGGCAACCCGTGATCATGCGCGTGCGGCGCTCGCCGGACACGATCACGATCCGCACCGATTGGATGATCACCGACACGGTGAGCGGCATCACCTACAACGTGCGCGCAATCTCGGATCCGCACCTCGGCGATCTCGAGCATGGGAAATGGCTCGACATTCTCGCCGAGGCCGGCGTCGCGATCGGCGCCGGCGCGGCGAGCTCCCTGCAGGGGGTGGCGCTATGAGACCGATCGCGATCGCGTTCCTGGTGATCCTGGTCGCCGGCTGCGCGGGTAGTCGCCGCAACGAGCCGTTCGTGAAAGTCGACGTGATCAACATTCAGGACACCGCGCCCGACGACGAGGAAATCGTCGTGCGCCGAGCTCCGCGTCGTTATGGGAGAACACTCAAATGATCACCTCGCTCGTGTATTTCGTGATCTATCTGATCGTGATCGGCCTGATCGTGGGCCTGTTGCTGTACCTGATCGACCAGATCCCGTTGCCCGAGCCGTTCCATCGGATCGCGCGCGTCGCGGTGATCGCGATCGGCGTGCTGATCGTGATCCTGTTGTT